CATCGGTAAAAGTAACATTAGTCGATACTAACGAACTCGACAAAAAAAAGCTGCGCGAATTTGTCGGCGGCACGGTGGTATATGCAACCAACAACGGCCAGCAATTCAGTTTAGCCGGTGCATGGGTGGGTAATACTCAAGAACTTAACGTAAAAGACGGCCAGATCGAAGTCGAATTTTACGGTACTAAATTAATCGAAGCATAAAAAACGGGGTGGGGTCATGAGTTTAGCACTAGCACATAAAAAACGTGTTTTAGCACAGCAAGCAGCACAACAAAATAAAACGGCACCGGTACAACCACAAAGCAGCAGCGAAAAACGCTCTGTGCCTGCAGACTTTAACGAGTTAAAGGCCAAGTTAGATCCGGATCTAATGACAATGCAGCGCCTTAATGGGGATGAAGAAAAACACCCATTTAAAAAGGATCTAATCGAAAAATACCGCCCATTATGCGAACATTTAATCGCTAATTATGATAATTGGGCGCGTTTGGACGTGCTTTTCTGGTGGTTGATGTGGCGTAACGATCTAAACGGTTTTGATTCAGTCCAGGCAGATTGGTACCAGGCGATCGAACACGGCCTAACAACGCCAAACAATTTTAAACGCGATTGGCAAACCGTGTATTTGGATGAAATGTTCAAGTACAGCGATACCGCCTTTAAAGCCGAAGAAGACTTTAACCAGGCGTTTATTACTGGCGCTTTAAGCGAATTAGAACTAGGCCAGTTAGTGACAAACACGGCGGTTAAATCTAAGTTGTTTAAGTTACTCGGCCAGATCCAACAAAAAGCCGGAAACGATCAACTGGCTTTAGACGCCTATAAAAAAGCATCGTCGATGGATCCAAAAGTCGGCGTTAAAACCGTGATTAAAGAATTAGCAAAAAAGGTGCAAGCAAATGTCGAAAAATAATAAACCTCTAATAATCCCTTTAAGCTTTCCCCTTGTAAGCGGTGAAGACACGATCAAAACCGTGGAACTACGCAAACCCAAGGCTGGAGAACTTCGCGGCCTGCAGTTAGCGTCTGTTTTGCAATTAGACGTCGACACGATCAATACTTTGGTTCCTAGACTCTGCAGCTTAACGGAACGCGACATGCAAAACCTAGAAATGGAAGACTACACCGACATTTCCACGGGTTTATTGGGTTTTTTCGTGAATACCGCGCCGGACTCCCAGATTTAATAGAATCTTGGTATGCCGACATAGCGGTGGTATTTCACTGGCCACCCTCTGAAATGGACGGATTTTCTTTGGAGGATTTGAAAATGTGGAGGGATCAGGCCAGTAATAGATCCAAATTAGAAGAATAAAAAAAGGGTGCTAAATGCGTCCTTTTTTTCGTTTAAAAAGTGAATAAAGGAAGCTAAAATCATGAAATTAAACCTAGCCGTGGTTATGCAAACCATTGATAAATCCAGCGCCGTTGTTAAAAAGATGAACGGATCCTATGGCCAATTTACCCCAAAGATCGAAGCCGCCCAAAAAGCCCTTAAAAATAACTCTGGGGCTTTGTCCAATATTCAAACCTTAAAGAAACTGCAGCAGCAGCACCGACAAAACGGCCTAGCCGTTAAAGCTGCAGCCGAAAAAGTGGCCATCCTAAATGCCAAGATTAAAGCCAGCAAACAACCCAGCCAGGCCATGCTTTTGCAAATGCAAAAACAAGAGCAAAAACTAGCCGATCTTAAACAAAATCAAGGATCCTATACCGCTGCACTCTCTAAAACGGGCGGGGCATTAAAAAAAGCGGGGGTTAATACCAAAAATTTAACCAGTGAAGAACAACGCCTAACGGCAGCACATAGCAAATCTATTTCTAAACTGGCAAGCCTGCAGAAACGGTATAAAAAAATTGAAGGCATCAAAGCGAAGTTATCTCGACCATTTACCATGGGTGGGATCAAAGCCGGAGCCATTGGCGTGGTCGGTTTAACGGCGACGATCGGCGGCCTTTTTGTCAAGATTAACAACACTGCAGGCGTAATGGATAAGCTTTCTAAGACGGCACAAAATTTAAAGATGCCTATTGGTGAACTGCAGGCCATGCAAAGCCAGGCTGAACACTCCGGCGTCGGTGCCGATAATATGGCCACGTCATTAATGCGCTTTACTAAACGTTTAGGGGTATTACAAACAACCGGCACCGGTGCGCTGGGATCCTTTCTTAAAAAAGGTAAAAATCCACTTTTTAAAGAGTTACAAACCGCCAAAACAACCGGCGACGCCTACGAAAAGTTATTGGCTAACTTCTCTAAACTAAAAACCAATCAAGAGCAAATGGCCTTTGCGGATGCAGCCTTTGGGCAAGATGGCCGCAAAATGCTCATCATGCTGCGAGAAGGTACCGATGGCCTAACATCTTCACGTAAAGAATTTAACGATCTAGGCGGGGGAGTAAAAGAAAAGGACGCCAAAGCCGCCGAAGCCTATAACGACGCTTTGCAAAAAGTTCAAGAAGCCATGAAATCCATCCAGTTTGCAGCACTGGCACCGTTAATGCGCGAATTAACCAGCCTATTTACGGAATTTAGTAATAAATTTAAAAATGCAGATTGGCGCGAAGCCGCGATCGCCAAGGTTACAAAAGGTCTAAAAAACTTTTTTGATATTATTAAGGCGATCGGTCGGGCTTTTGTATTCTTAAAAAACTACTTCCCAGAAGTCGTGGCCGGATTGCTGTTACTGAAAACGGCATTTTTTGCGCTTAATGCGGTTGTATATGCCAACCCTATAGGGCTTTTAGTTGCAGGACTTGCAGCCGTGGCCATCGGTTTAACTTATGCTTATACCAAATCAGAAACATTTAGAGCCGTTATGGATAGACTAGGCGCGGGCATCACTGGAATGTTTGGTGCTATATTAGGGGTAATATTATTAATCCCGCGCGCCATTATGAAAATGGTGTCAATGATCCCAGATTCATTGCTACCGGATGGCTGGGGCGCTTCGATTAAACAAACCCAAAAGGATTTAGAGGGGTTAAATACCTCTTTGGATAAATCCACCAATAAGTCGATTAAGTTTGCTTTAAATGGAGATCCAGCCATTAAACAGGCCAGTAAATTGGTAAAGGGTAGCATTGGTTTGGATCTTGCAGCAGAAGCGACACAAAACCAGATCGTTAAATCGACCAGCATAATTAAAAGCCCTGCGATCCAAAGCAAAAGCACGGTAGAACTTCGCATTAAATCAGATAAACCGGTCGACATTGCCAAGGTCGATACTGATAACGGGACCAATTTAAAGATAGATTCGGGCGATTTGTTAGGGTCTGGAATTTAACCCAAAAAAACTTCCCACAACAAAACAGCAAAACCAGTATAGATAGGGGCTTATAAAGCCCCTTTTTTGCGTTTTGTGGGAAGCTTTATTTTTATAACTAACTGAATTTAAAGGGTATGCGAGCGAAAGACTTGTCCTCTCATAATCGGCAGGTCCGCAGTTCAAGTCTGCGAGGGCCCACCATATTAAAATCAACAGCTTACGCTGTTTTTTCATATCTAATTACAAGCCAGTTTTTCCCATTTGTGACGTATTTGTGCCGTAACTTAAAAATTACCGTTTTCTATCGCATAAAATTTCTTATCCAATAGAGATTGATGACGCATGTTTTGCCAAATGTTCTGCATTGATATGAGCATAACGTTTGACCATTTCTTCAGATTTCCAGCCACCCAATTCTTGAATGACATCAAGCGGGGTTCCCTTCAGTCTGTGTAAACTAGCAAAAGTATGCCTTAAATCATGCCAACGTAATGACTCAATGCCAGCCCGAGCAAGTGCTTTTTTAAAAGCACGCGTATTGGCATTTTTAATTGTCTTACCTTGGTATGTAAAAACATTTGTAGGGTGCTTACCCAATTCAGCTTTAATAATGTCTAAGGCTTCCTTGTTTAAAGGGAGGATAAAGGGTTCGTCATTTTTTATAACATTCGCTTCAAACTCAAGCGTAGATGTTTCAAATTTAACATTCTTCCAAGTTAACCCCGTGACATTCGACATGCGTAAACCTGTTAAAACAGCTAGTTGCATCATCGGCTTTGAATGCGAAGGTAGCTCACTTTTTAGACGTATAATTTCATCCACCGTTAATGTGCGAGCTATAAACTTCTTTTCAGGTAAGAGTTCTACCACCGGTGCGCGGTCTATCCACTTTAATTTTACGGTCTGTTTTAAAACCGCCCTTAGCATGCTTAGCATACGATTAACTGTTGCATTAGAGACCGGTTTACCTCGGTTCCTATTAGAACGAGACCCCATGGCTTTTCTGGCAACTGTAATGTCAGAAATAAGTTCTTCATTTATTTCGTCCAGGTATTTGTCACCTAGCCAGGGATGTAACTCTCTTAAGCACTCTGTAGCACCTCGTTTCCATTTCATATCTTCTTTGATGCGAAGGTAGTGGATGGTCGCTTCTTGCCACGAGTGTCTTACTTTTACTTTTTCACCTAGTTTATGAATGCGCCATTGTTCAGATTTCATTTGAGCTTCTAGCTCTTTGGCTTCCTTTTTGTTTGTAGTCCCAGTTGAAGCGCGTATTCTTTTTCCATTGGGAGCCGTGAAGTCGGTACACCAGATTTTTGTTTTGCCTCGGCGTTTGATTGACATGATTCTAATACCTCAAAATTTCTGTCAACAATGTCAGAGACTTGCCTTTTTATAGAGTACTCCCCCTTTAGCGATTCAATCAAGTGCTCTTCTACAAATATCCAGCTTTTGCCAGGTTTACTTCCAGGAATGATTCCCAGTTTTGCCTTTCTTTTTAGTGTTGTTGGATTCATGTTTAAAAGCGCAGCTGCTTGCTCTGCATTAAGGATGGTATGTGACTCAGCCATTAAGGTGTCTCGACATTGTTGAGAGTTAATGAGAGTGCCTGAATGGCCTCTCTGAATTAGAAAGGACGACCCAAATGTATTTGAAGTAGATTAGATAATGCCATCGGTATATAGATGCATTGTTGTATAGTAATTTTAGGTCCTAAAATAGAGGTACCTAATACGTTACATTTAAAGGAATTTATTAAAAATTATTACACGGGTGTTAATAGAAATAGTAGTTTTCTAAAGGGTTGTAATCGATTGTCACTTGCTCAAGTCATTATGAAAATAGACCTGAGAAAGTGATTTGATAGAAGAAAATTACGAGAGTTCACCAAGGATATGGTTATTATTTTTGATGGAATACATTTGGTACTCAAGATATGGATAGATACCACGCTCTGCTAATAGTCCACCTCTAGATACTTCAGTTTTATAGTGTACAAGGTGAAAGATTTCTTCTTCAAAAAGCTTCAAAATACCCGGTGTATTTAAATACCAAATGGTTGTAATCTCGGCATCAGGATACTTTTCTTGATAAGCTCTGCAGTTCATGTCGGCCTTAATGAGAGCTTCTATTCTATCTTTTCTGTTCTTGTTCGAAAATTCGAATTCGATAAAAAAGTATAGCCCGTCATCGACAAAAATAGCGTCAGGAATTCTGTATAAATTCATCTGACCAGTCTTGATTAAAGCCCTTATTCTCTTTTCCGTTATGATTCTAGCGGATGGGTTGTGCTTTAGAAAAATGATGCAAACACTTCTCACCTTTAGGTTGTGCGTAGCACTCACTCCCAAGCCCATTTTGTTTTGATTAAATTGGTAGTTTTCAATTAAATCGGGTTCTAGATATGTTCTAAATGCTTTAGGTTTTAAGGCATAAACATGCTTTGATTCAGTGTAAAGACTGGGTACAGTTTTGATAACTTTTTCAGCAAGTAGAGTCTTAATTATCCTGTAAAAGCTCCCTTGGTTTTTAGGTTCTTGGT